GTGCAGGAGGCGCAGGAGACATTTGGCGCCGCGAGTGGCCGGCTCCGGCCCCCTGTTCCCTCCGCCTCGCGCATCACGCGCATGGACGAGGCATTGGGGTGGATCCTGCTGATCCCCAAGGAGCGGACCGTCATCCGGCGCATCGTCGGCGCTCGTAGCCTGGTGAGCCCGGTGACGGAGCGGCATCTGTTTTCATGGCGCCGGCTGGGCGGGGTGGTTGGCGCGGACCACAAGGCTGTGCAGCGCTGGCACGCGCAGGGGATCGACATGCTGGTCGCCGCGGTCGGCGCCGTCAAGCGTATGGAGGCCGCGGGGCGGATCGACCGTAGCTGACACCCTTTCGGGTCATGCCTGGGTTTTCCGCAGGGTTATGACGTAAGTGCAACGGGGGGTGACATATTGCCCCTCGACTGTGCCTATCTGAGCAGAGGGTGCGCTGAAGACAAGCTGGTATGGCTTATGGTCCATGCCTGGTAATGTCGCTTCCGCATGCAGGGCACCGCCCGTGGACACCGATCCGTGCAGGATGACAGTGCCATCCGTTGGCACGAAGAGAATCGCATCATTGCGTATCTCGAGCGTGGCGGACCCTGGCGGGTCGCACGTTCCTGCTTGGGGCTTCAAGGTTCCGATATAGAACGCCTGGCCGCTGCTGCTGCAGCCAGCGAGGATACAGGAGAGCCCCACGGCTGCTGCGGCGAGCGGACCAGGGAAAATAGACAGCCGACGCATTTTCCTATTGCCCAGGTGCCCCATCTTTGGGTATATTTTCATTAACGATGACGGTTTGCGCGCTTCGGGCGCTCGCCTCGACTGCCGCTCGTTCACCTGACATCCCGCCTTGATAATTGATGCCACGATTGCGCAGGCGGTGATGCGGCGCAAGCGGATTATTGTCGGCAGCCGGCTAGGGTCGGTTCGGCCGTTTCTGGTTTCTGGCGCGGAGAACTCGCTTGCGCAACGGCCTGCCCTCGCCACTCACTATCATGATGCTGACAATGCATAAGAAATGGACGGGTGGGGACGAGATGGAGGCTGTCGCTCTGGCAAAGGCCATTGCGCCGTATGTGCATCGCAAGGCGGCTGCACGACAACCTACAGGCGATTTTTCGGCCATGAGGGATGACCAACTGGATGATTTCTGTGAAGCCGGCGCTGGCGGAACGGGAGCTGCGGAGGGAGATCAGGACTAGCCTAAGCGCCTGGTCGGAGCTCGCCTTACGACCTTCTGGGCATCGGCCGGCGCTGCACCATCGTGCGATCATCGCCGAACTTGAGCGCATCTCCCGAGGCGAGACAAGTCGGCTACTGCTGCTGCTGCCACCCGGGAGCGCCAAAAGCACTTATGCCAGCAAGCTTTTTCCGGCATGGTGGATGGCCCGGCATCCCGGAAGCGCTGTGGTCGCGGCTAGTCATACCGCGGGGTTGGCCGCGCATTTTGGCCGGGGCGTGCGGGACTTGATTGAAGAGCATAGCGCGAGGCTCGATCTTCGTGTTCGCCGGGATGCTCGCGCTTCGCACCGATTTCTGACCGACAAGGGAGGGGAGTACTTCGCAACCGGCATTCATGGCGCGGTGACCGGGCGACGGGCCGATCTTGCTGTTATTGACGATCCGGTTCGCTCGCTTGCGGACGTTGCCTGCGCGGCGGCGAGGGAGCATGTTTGGGATTGGTTTCGAACCGAGGTCGTTACGCGAATGAAGCCGCGTGGCCGGATTGTGGTCGCGATGACACGTTGGCACGACGATGACCTTGCTGGGCGGCTGCTGGACCGGCCCGACTGGACGGTGCTTCGGCTGCCGGCCCTGGCTGAAATTGGCGATCCTCTCGGGCGAGCGGAAGGCTCGGCACTTTGGCCGGAGTGGGAGGATCGGGCGGCACTTCTGGGCAAGCAGGAGTTGCTGGGTGCGCGGAACTTCTCGGCGTTGTTTCAGCAGACACCCCTGCGCAAGGAGGGGATGCTGTTTGCCGCGAAGGACCTCCACGTCGTGGATATAGTGCCGGTGGGGACGGCCGTGCGGGCTTGGGATCTTGCAGCCACTGCCGCCGGGAAGGGGAATCCCGACTGGACGGCAGGGGTGAAGCTAGTCCGGGACAACAACGGTCTATTCTTTGTTGACGACGTTGTCCGGTTTCGCGGCACGCCCGCGGATGTGGAGAGCGCTATCAGGAGCGCTGCGGAGCGCGATGGGACCGATGTTGTCGTAGGGTTGCCGCGTGATCCTGGACAGGCTGGACTTGCCCAGATCGAATATCTGACCCGGGCTCTTGCGGGGTATCGGGTGGTGTCCAGCCCGGAGACCGGATCCAAGATCGTAAGAGCGCAGGAGGCGGCGGCCCAGACCGAGAACGGCCGGCTCAGGATCCGGCGCGCCGGGTGGACCCCGGGTTTTATTGACGAACTTTCGAACTTTCCTGATTACGAAAAGGATGACCAGGTTGATGCCTTGTCGCGCGCCTTCATGATGCTGCAGAGATCCAGCCCGCCGGCCCACTTTGCTCGATTCTTACATTCGTCCCGCTGAGCGGGGAGAGCGTTTCCCGAAAAAGCCGTCAAACTTGGAGGGAGATCCGTCTTGCTTCGCACCATCTCCGACCTCATTCCACACGATCCCGACCTGCCCGACCGGAGCAGAACGGTCGATATCTTGACCCGTGTCCTTGATGGCACACTCTATGACGTTCTGCCTTACGAGTTTCACGAGGAGCGGACCGGCAGTGGAGATTACATCCCGCTGCGCGAACGCCGCCCATCGGTGCGCTATGGGCTGGCCCGCCTGGTCGTAGAGGACAGCATCTCGCTCCTGTTCAGCGACGGGCATTTTCCGCTGATCGATTCACCCGATGTCGCGGCGAGGAACCTGCTGGAGTGTGTATTTCGTGACTGCCGGCTCAATGCAGTGATGACCGAGGCGGGTTTGCGGGGAAGTGTCGGCTCTGTTGCGTTGCTGATGCGGATCTTGCGCGGCCGCGTTTTTGTGAGTGTTCTCACTACGGGCTATCTTACGCCGGAGTGGGACCCTCTTGAGCCCGACACGCTTATCAGGATCAGAGAACGCTACAAGGTGACTGGCGCGGAGCTGCTCAGCCGGGGCTACCCCGTTGATGATCAGGGCGCCACCTTCTGGTTCATGCGCGATTGGGACGCCGACTCGGAGACCTGGTATGTGCCGCAGGCCGTCGAGGACGCAAGTCTGCCAGTGATCGACGAAGTTCGCAGTGTTCAGCATCAGCTCGGGTTCGTTCCCGTGATTTGGATACGGAATCTGCCAGGCGGCGACTCCATCGACGGTGGATGCACATTTCGGGCGGCCGTGGAGACAAGTATCGAGATCGATTACCAGCTCAGCCAGGCCGGCCGTGGGCTGAAATACAGCAGTGACCCAACGTTGCTTATTCGAGAGCCTGCTGGACTTGAGGGAAGTGTTGCACGGGGTGCAGCGAACGCGCTCGTCGTCAGTGAGAAGGGCGACGCCAAGCTTCTTGAAATCGGAGGCACAGCCAGCCAGGCGGTGCTGGACTATGTGCGTATTCTTCGCGAGTTTGCGCTTGAAAGCGTGCACGGCAACCGGGCGGATGCCAGCCGGCTTGCGGCACCGGCGAGCGGACGCTCGCTTGAGCTGATGAACCAGGGCCTGCTTTGGCTCGCGGATAATCTGCGGGTGAGCTACGGCCAGGGTGCCATCCTGAGTTTGGCCCGCATGATCTTGCGGGCCAGCAAACGCTATAGGCTGAGAGCCGAGGGCCGTGATCTGCCGGATGTCGATGACACGGCCCCGATCAGCTTGCGCTGGCCGAGCTGGTATCCTGACGACGCGTTGGATCGGCAGCGGGTTGCCGAGACGGTGACGACGCTTGTCGCCGCGCGACAGATTTCACGACAAACCGCATTGCATATTCTGGGGCAAAGCTACGACATCGAGGATGTCGGAGCAGAGCTCAAACGGATTGAAGCCGAGGGGGCGCGATGAACGACGAGGATGTAGCAGGACAAGCCACTGACGAACTTGCCGTGCTGCAGGCGCACGCGGATCGACTTCAGGAGGCATTGGAGATACGGAACAGGGAAGCCGCAGCCCTGCTGGTGCAGGCCGAGCTGAAGCTCGAGGCGATGCGGGCTGGGATGATCGATCTTGATTGCCTCAAGATGATCAATCCCGAGGAGATCAAGCTTGGTCCCGACGGGGAAGCGCTCGGCTTGCCTGCCTTGATGGGAAAGCTTCGTCGCGACAAGCCTTGGCTGTTTGGTGTTTCGACATCAAGCAGCGCCGCGGCTGCCCCCGCGTCGGCGCCCCCTAAGCGAAAGCTCGCTACGGAAATGAGCATGGACGAATGGCGTGCGGCGCGAGCGGAGCTACTTCGACGGCGATAGCTCGAGAGCTTTCCATTCGACCGCCTGCTGACGGCCGACTAACATCTTTCAGGGGGCCTCGGCCTCCTTTTTCTTTTGGAGAGACGCATGGCGATTTCGAACTTCCCCGCGGCGCTGCAGCCGATCATCCAGCAGGGTTTTCTGGAGCGTGAATTCCAGCAAGCGCTACGTTCCAAGCTTGGCTATAGGGCGTGTGCGGATCGGGAGGAATTCGCGGTAGGGATAGGCGAGACCCTGACGAAGACGCGAGCCGGACTGCGCCCGGCTGTGACTGTGCCACTTGCTGCCTCCACCAACACGAATCTGGATAACGGATTGACCGCCGGCGTCTGGAACGTTGAGCAGTTCACGCTGACACTGAATCACTACGCTGCAACCATGGATTTGAACATGGTCACGAGCCGGGTAGGGATTTCCAGCATTTTCCTGCAAAACGCCTATGTGAATGGTGAGCAGGCCGGTCGCAGCCTCGACGATCTCGCGCGGAATGCCCTGTTCGGAGCGTATTTCGGCGGCAATACCCGCGTACGGACGACGCTTCTGAGCGCAGGACCGGTCGTTGCTGTTGACGACATCCGTGGTTTCCAGCAGGTGTTCGTCAATGGAGTTCAGCAAGCTGTGACGAGCAGCACCCCGCTCACAGTCACCATCGGCTTGAATGTCTATACGCTGATAGCTGCGGCAGCCGACACAAACAACGTTTCGACAACACCAGGCGGAATGTCCGGCACACTCACACTTTCTGGCAATGTGACGGTGGCCGATGGCACGGCAGCCAATACCGTCGCGGCCGCAACGGGTTCGCTGATCCTTCGGCCGAACGCACGCGGGAACACCTCGCTCATACAGGCTGGCGACGTGCTTTCGATGACAAACGTGCTGGATGCTGTCGCGAACCTGAGGTTGAACGCTGTTCCGGACATTGATGGGGCCTATAATTGCTATCTGGACCCTATCAGTGCCAGGCAGCTGTTTGCCGATCAGGACTTTCAGCGCCTGTTCATCGGCTCTACGTCGGCAAACGAAGTGTTCAAGCCGGGGCAGGGGGTTGTCAACAGCTTCCTCGGGCTCCGCTTCGTCCTGACGACTGAATCCTATGTTCAGACGCATCCGACCATTGCCAATGCGCTGATCCGCCGACCGATCGTGGTTGGGCAGGGTGCGCTTGTTGAGGGTGATTTTGCTGGCATGGCGGCGGATGACGTGGCGCCACGTGATGCGATTGTTTCCCTGGTCGATGGCGTCTGCATGGTGACGCGCGAACCGATCGACCGGCTGCAGCAGATCATTGCCCAGTCCTGGTATTGGATTGGAGGTTTCTGTGCCCCGTCGGATACGACCACGACAAGCCAGACCGTGCCGACTGCGACAAACGCAAACTTCAAGCGCGCCGTCATGATCGAGCATCTTGGCTAGACGACGCTGCCGGCTCGGACTCCGTCGCTAGAGAGCTTCTGGAGGCGCCGCCTTCCCTGCTACTTGCGATCGCCGGAGAAACCATGTTCACCGATTCGCAAAAGACGGATATTCGCAGACACTGCGGCTATCCGGCCTACGGCGCTTCGCCAGCCGGCAATATCGGCTGGCGCTTTTATACTGCGTATGGGGCACTGGAATACAGGATGAACAACCTGTCGCCTGCCGAGGAGACGGTAGCGCTGAACTATGTCGAGACGTTAAACCAGCTGGAGTTGGCCGTGCCGACGGCGAGCGACAATCTGGATAGCGATGCGGCGGCGAGCTGGCGGCATAACACGCGGGAGATTGAGGACCGGCTTCGGCTGCTTGACAGCTGGCGGCGGCGGTTGTGCAGTTTTTTCGGTGTCCCGCCAGGAGACGGATTGGGCCAGGCCGGCGTGAGCTGGATCGTATGATGGATGGCCTGGCACTGCAGGATCTGATTGCCAAAGGCATGGGGCGCGCGGCGCGCAAGCTTGGTCAGCCAACCGTTGTCTATCGCCCGACCAGCGTCGCGGCGCCGTGTGATACACGCAATAAGATCATAACTCTTTCGGCATGGTTCGAGGCCGCTGGGCGAGGACAGGTTCCGGGATTCACGAGCGCCCTCTGGAGCGGAGTATTTGACGCCTCCTATACCAGCCCTGGCGATTATCTGGTTGGGGCGCAGGGGACTTTTTATGTCGCGGCGCAGATGCCGGCTTTGCCAGTCCAGTGTGTTTTGACTAATCGTGTGGTCTCGTTGCTGCGCAATACGGTCGCTTTACCGGGGAGCTATGGTGGCCTCTACGGCGGTGCGGTCGAGACCTTGTTGACAGGTTTTCCCGCCAGTGTTCTGCCCGAGGCGTCGCGTGGTGCCGGCGGCACCGGACGCGAAACACATTTTGGCAGCTGGGTCTTGCTGTTGCCGACTTTGCCGGGTGCCGCAGGCGGGATGGTGCCGCAGGTCGGTGACGTGGCACAGGATGACCTATCGCAGACTTATGTCGTTGGAGCAGCGGAGCACTGTGCTCTGGGCTGGCGGCTGACCGTGCGCCAAGTGGGCGCTTGAAATGGGGGACCGCGTGCAGGCAGACCGGCTTCATGTTGTTACAGCGCGGTTCAACCCGCTCCGCTGGGAGACCCCCGAGCGCCACTATCGAGATTGGGTCTCGCATATCCTCGATTCGGGTGCGAACCTGACTGTGGTTGAGGTGCAGTACGGGAAGCGGGAGTTCACCTGTGCGCTACCGCACGTGAACCATGTCGGGCTGCGTGCCGACAGCTGGGCCTGGAGCAAAGAGTGTGCACTGAACGAGGGCATCAGACGTCTGCCGGAGGCGGAGTATATTGCTTGGGGTGACGCAGACATCTGGTATCGAAAATCCGGTTGGGCGCGCGAGACAGTGGAGCATCTGCAGCATTATCGTGTGCTCCAGACATGGAGCAAGGCACTCGATCTTGGGCCAAATGACGAGCTGATCGGCGTGCACAACTCGTTTTGTGGCCAGTATATGCGGGGGGCGCCGCTTGTAGCAGGCGGCGCTAAGTTTTGGAAGTTCGACGGTGGCTACGCCGACTACCCGCATAGCGGCTATTTCTGGGCGGCGCGCCGCGAGTTTCTGGACTGGACGGGCGGTTTGTTCGAGCTGGCCGGGATGGGCAGCGCGGACCACCATATGGCTTTGGGCTTGGTGGGTCTTGTCGAGCGCAGCTGGCCAGGTGGCACGAGCCAGTCCTACAGGGACCATCTGCTGCGCTGGCAGGAGCGGGCGAAGCGCTACGTGAATGGTCGCATCGGAGCACTGCCTGGCATTATCGAGCACCGTTTTCATGGAGCCAAGCAGAACCGGTTCTACCTGGGCCGCTGGGACATTTTCGTCCGTCATGGGTTCGATCCCGATACCGATCTGAAGCGGAACAGCTTCGGTGTTCTCGAATGGGCTGGAAACAAGCCTGAGCTCGAGCGCGAGTGGGACCAATATCTACGGTCGCGCAGGGAAGACGACAACTGCATGTGAGGCGCTCTTGGCCGATCTTTCAGACGTTGAGACGGCGCTTGTTGGTGCGGCGGGCGTCGCACTGTATCCCGCCGGGCCTGGTGCCCCTAGCGTGACCGGCGCCGGCGTACGAATTTATCGCGGGTGGCCAAGTACCGGGTCGCTGGATGCGGATCTTGCCTCCGGCATCGTCAACGTCAGCGTCTTTGCTGTCGCAGATGATACAAGGATCACCACACGATGGGGTGTTCAATTCGCGGTAACACCGACGGCTCCGGCCTTGACCGTATCTGTTGCCGGCACAACGGTCACATTTGGCGGCTTGGCTTCGGCAGGACAGCTGGCCGGGATACTGGTGGACGCGGGGGCCTATGCCTATCGCACACAGGCAGGTGATTCTCCCTCGCTGGTCGCAGCCGTCCTCGGTGATGCAATCCGTGCGGTCCGACCTTGCCTTACGGCGGGTTCGACCGTCTCCGTTCAGGGTGCTGCAAAGGTGGTGGGGCGCGTGACCGCCGATGCTGGCGTGCTCAGCGAATGGCAGCGGCAGGAGCAGGGCTTCAGGATTACCGTCTGGGCACCTGATCCGAGCACCCGGGATGTTGTCTCCGGCGCGCTGTCACGCGGCCTGGCGCAACTTGCGTTTCTTGACCTTGCAGACGGAACAGCCGGGCGGCTGCGCTACAGGAGAACTGCGAGCCACGATGATGATCGGGCGGCGAGGCTTTATCGGCGCGACCTGCTATTCAATGTTGAGTACGGAACGACTATTTCGAGCGCTGAGCCGTCCATGCTGTTTGGCGACTTGGAAATCAATGGCGTGATGGTTCTTGCGTGAGGGGGGCGATTGATTTGGAGGCGGTCCTGGTTGTGGTGCAGCCGTTTGGTGGTCATCGCGTAGGCGACTTGGTCGGCGACGCGCACATCATGCGCGAGATACTCTCGGGCGAACATGCCCATCACGTGGTCAGGACGGCAGCTCCGGTTTCTGCCGAGCAGGAGGTATAGAACAATGCCAATTTTCCAGCAGGGATCGTTGAATACCACATCACTTGTGGTTCCCGATCTGTATGTGCAGATCGTGGCGCCGCAGAATCTTGTGTTGAACGGCGTGCCAACGAATGTGATCGGCGTCATCGGAAGTGCATCCTGGGGCCCGGTCAACCAGCCGGTCGCTGTCAGTACCATGGCGGATTATGCGCAAGGCTTTGGCGCCGTCATCGCGCGCAAGTTTGACATGGGAACGGCCGTTGCCGCGGCGGTGCAGCAGGGATCCAATAACTTCCGCTGCGTACGGGTAACGGACGGAACAGACGTTGCGGCGAGCCTTTCGATCGCGCAGGCGAGTGGCGCCTACGCGGTGATGCTGACCGGCCTGTATAGTGGATCACGCGGAAACGCCATTTCGGTGACACTTGCTACTGCGTCGTCGCCAGGAAAATGGCGGCTGACCTTGGCCTTGCCCGGTCTTGTTCCAGAGGTTTTCGACAATATCCCGGCAACCTCACCGTCTGCATTCTGGCAAGCTCTGGTGATGGCGGTCAACCAGGGAATCGGACCGTTGCGCGGACCGTCGCAACTGGTTGTGGCGACGCTTGGCTCGGCGACATCCGCAGTTCCTGTCGCAATCACGCAACAGTTTCTTTCCGGTGGTAGCGACGGCGGCTCCGGCGTGACCGCGGCCGCTCTCGTCGGGCAGGATATGTTGCCGCGCCAGGGCATGTATGCCTTGCGCGGGCAAGCCTGCGGACTTGCGATGCTGGCTGACGCCGATGACGCGACGCAGTGGACGACGCAGGCCGCATTCGGGTTCTCCGAAGGGATCTACATGATCCTGACTGGACCGCAAGGTCAGGCCATCAGCGAGGCAGTGACCGCGATTCAGAGCGCAGGCCTTGATGCATATTCCGCAAAGCTGATGTTTGGCGACTGGATATTCTGGAACGACCAAGCGAACGGCGTGACAAGGCTGATCTCCCCACAGGGGTTCGTGGCCGGCAGGCTTGGAAACCTTTCCCCTGAGCAGTCCAGCCTGAACAAGCCGCTCTACAGTGTTGTGGGAACGCAGCGGTCGGGGCTTCCCGGCAGCGGGCAGACAGCGACCTATAGCGATGCCGAACTGCAGACGCTGTTCCAGAGCGGGATCGACGTCATCACCAATCCGCAGCCAGGCGGGACGTATTGGGGTGTCCGCTGTGGGCACAACACTTCTTCCAATCCCGCGACGAACGGAGACAATTACACTCGGCTGACGAACTATGTCGCGGCTACGCTTGCGGCAGGGATGGGCCCGTATGTCGGACAGGTGATCAACAGCACGCTGTTCCAGAAGATCCGGGCCACGCAGCTTGCGTTTCTGCAGGCATTGCTGGCGCAAGGAGTTCTTGGGTCCCTTGACGGGTCGCTGCCTTACTCGGTGATCTGCGACGCCAGCAACAATCCGCAGGGCAGAACCAGTCTGGGTTACGTGCAGAGCGATGCACAGGTCCAGTTCCAGGGGATAAACGAGAAGTTCATCGTAAATGTCGAGGGGGGCCAGACGGTAGTGGTTCAGAGACAGGTTCTGCCGGCTGGCATCGCCTGAACAACGGATGGACCGGGAGATCATTGAACGATGCCGATCAATTCTTTTTCGATTGGGCGCGATTGCCAGCTTGTTGTCATGGGACCGCAGGGGCGGGTGGATCTGACCTACGTTACGGGGTTCGAGAGCAGGCAGATCACGCATTCGGTACGGCTGGACCGGCTTGATGGCATTCCCATGGGGGCCGAGCTTCCGAAGGGTTGGGAGGGCAGCTTCGAGGTCGAGCGCGGGACCAGCGCAGTGGACGACTTCATTGCAGCGTCGGAGCAGGCATTCCTGAGCCAGGGTTCCCTGCCGGCCGGCACTGTCTATCAATACGTTGCGGAAGTGGATGGCTCAACTTCGACTTATCAGTATAGTGGCGTAGTGTTCAAGCTGGTGAATGCCGGGAGCTGGCGCGGTGACACCAGTGTCAAGCAGAAGCTGGAGTTCTTCGCAACGCAGCGGCAGCGTATCTGATGGATGGCCCTGGTGCGCGCCTCGTCGCGGCGGCGGCGGCGGCAAGTGTGGTTCGCGATGCGCAAGGGCGCGAGCTTGTTCTGCGCCGGATGACGGCTCTCGATCGGCTGCGGCTTTTCAAGGCGATAGGTCCGCATCTTTCGCAGAATATGCCTTATCTTGGCATGGCGATGCTGGCTGCTTCGGTGACTGCGATAGACGGGGTTCCTGTCCCCGCGCCGGTGACCGAGGGCCAGCTGGAGGCGCTGATCGCGAGGCTGGGCGATGGTGGAATAGCCGCCGCCGCCGCCGGGCTTTCGGCCGACGGAACCCAGGAGATGGAAACTTCCGCCCAGGGAAACTGAGCCGGCACCCCGATCTGGTCGATAGTCTCTATCTGGTTCGGAACGGGGTGCCGTTCGATGTGGCGTTTTCACTGCCTGAGGACGAGCGGCTGGCTTGGATCGTCATCATGGGTCGTTTCGATGGCCTCGAGTATGATTGGGGAACCCGCACATGGACGAAGATCTGAAGGCTGCTCTTTCGGCGGCCGGAGAGAGTCTTGCGCTGGCGGTGCGGGCCGAGCTCTCGGCGCGCGGCTTGCCTGATGACGTGCATGTTCTGGTTGGCGACGGCCGGGTGGTCATCGGCAGCGCCTCGCGCGCGGTGAAGGAGGCGGAGCTTGGCCGGGTGGGGACGCCGCCCCGGCCCAGCATGGAAATGGCGGGGTACAGGGGCGCTGTTGAGGCGCTGGACGGCGTCGCGGCGGCTTTGCGTAGGAGCCTGGCATGGTAGAGGCTTTGGAAATCGGTATTTCGCTTGCTCTGGGCGAAGGCGTGTCCGACGGCATGGCGGCGGCACGCCGGGACCTGCGTGCCATCGAGACAGCAATGACCGCCGGCGCGGTTTCCGTGCAGCGGCTGAGGGACGCGGCGGCAGGCGCACTGGGTGTTCCGCAGGCGGTGGTGGCTGCCAAGGCCGGCAAGGGCGAACGACCTGGCCAGGCGGCGCCCGATCCCGGCACGGCGGATGTAGCGCGCGCCCCGGCGCTGCCGCCGGCGGTTCAAGCGGCTCGACCGGCATCTGCGGGTAGGGCGCTTGCGTCGTCGCCATCTCCACCGCCCCCCGGCGCTGTGCCGCAGCGGGAGGTGCGGCCCGCACCTCCCATCCCGTCGCCGCGAAGCGCCGGTTCCGACTTGGCGCAGCCGGCGTCGCGGCCGGCGCCTGCTGCGCTTCGCCCGGCACCGACCGCGCCCAGCATCCCACGGCAGGTGTCAGCCGAGCCCGTAGCGCCGGCTATCACGATCCTGAGGATGGAAAGCCAGAAGCCTGTTGGATCAGCGGCCCACCCCCTGGCGGACGGCAGCGACTTTGCCTGGTCTGCTGCACCACCAGCTGGCAGGGGCGGTCCCGATCTAGACTGGTCTGCGGTGCAGGCAACCGCTGCGGCACCTTTTGCGAATGCAGGAGACGTGGCCTCGGATGCGTCTCCCGGTGGCTGGATGCAGCCGCCTTATGTCCCCGCGGCCGCGGCACCGGAGCGCGTGCGACAGCCGGCCGCTCCGCCCGGCACCGACCGCGAGCGCGATGCCACGGCATTGCCCGCGAGTTCTGCTCCGGTCGGACAGGGGCAGGCGCAGGCTCGGATTGAGGGTGACGTGTTCCTGGACGGCACGCTCGTCGGGCGATGGATGTCGAGCTACCTGGCGCGAGAGGCTGGCCGGGCTTCTGCTGGACCGACCGGCTTTGATGCGCGCCGAAACCCGCTAATGCCTGGCGCGACGGTGGGAATGTGATGGTTCACCTCTCGCTTGGTCCGCTGACGTTGGAAGCTTTCGAGGTTCCTTCGCGGGTTCGTTTGGGTGGAGCGCAGGCGCTTGCGGTGCATAAGTTGCCGGGCGGCGTACGCGTCATTGATGCGATGGGCCGGGACGATGCGGATGTGGTGTGGTCGGGGTATTTTGCCGGCCCTTCCGCAGGCGTGCGCGCGAGGCTGCTTGATGCATTGCGGGTGGCAGGGGCCGCCCTCCCGCTGTCCTGGGACGCTTTCTGCTATTCCGTGATCATTTCGGAGGCCAGCCTTGATTATCACAACCCATGGTGGATAGGTTATCGGATCGTATGCAAGGTCGTCGTAGATCTCGCGCGGGGAGTGCCGCCGGTCGCAGACGATTTCGGGACAGCAGTTCTGGACGACCTCGCCTCAGCCTCGGGATTTTTTGATCTTGCTGATGCCAGTGCCGCTTCGGCGGCGCCGGGGGCGCTCGCGGTCGGGACACAGGCTCATCAGTCGGCCCTTGTATCTCTTACTACAGCGGGTTCAACGATCCAGTCGAATATTACGGTCGCGGAGGCTGGTCTGCAGGGAAGCGACGTGGCCAGCCTGGTCGCCTCTTCCCAATCACTCGCGCAGCTATGCTGCGCACAAGGCTACGTCGGAAGAGCCACGACCAACCTCGAGGATGCGAGTGACTGATGCAGACAATTACAGTGGCGAGCGGGACGCTTTTTCAGGTGGCTGCGACGTATCTCGGGGATGCGACCCAGTGGGTTCGTATCGCAGCGGCCAACGGCCTGTCCGACCCATGGCTCGATGGGCTGGTAACTCTTACGATCCCGGACGTTGATCCCACGGCTGGAGGCGGTATTGGTGAGCAGTAGTTCGCGCATGCCTGGCCTTGTCGTGCTGATAAACTCGCTCCCGATCTCTACGGCCATCGAAGCGGAGGTGTCTCTCAACCGGTATTTCGCAGCGGGACGTTTCAGGCTCAGGGCCGCCCTTGATGCGAGCGGCGCTGCTCTATGGTCGAACGGGGACCTGCAGGTCGAGATCCAGATGGGCCTTGATGGCGCGTGGACTAGCATGATGGTCGGGCAGGCCGATCGGGTTGAAATCGATCCCATCAGGGGCGAGGTTTTGGTGGACGGCCGCGACCTCTCTGCTCGCTTGCAGGCGGCGCGCACGCAGGAGACCTTTGAAAACAGAACGGCGAGCGAGATTGCAACGGTTCTTGCAGCAAGACACGGGCTTGCAGCCTCTGTGACAGCCACGACCGCGCGAGTTGGCCGTAATTATCAAAACGGATACGCGCGCACCACACTCAATCAATATTCACCTGTAACCACGGAGTGGGACCTGCTGACGCGACTGGCTGAGGCCGAAGGCTTCGATGTCTGGGTGGACGGACAGACACTGAATTTCGCACCGGACTGCGGTGCTGTCGCCGCCATCCAACTAACACCACAGGATTGTATCGGGCTGCGGCTGGAGCGAACGACCAGCCTCGAAGGGGCACTGCAGGTGCTCGTCAAGAGCTGGGATTGCCGCGGCGTGACCACGATCAACCAATCGGCCACCCGTCAGGCGGCTGGCAGCGATACGACTGATGCTGCCATGGCGAGCTACATTATTGTGAGGCCGAACCTTGCGGCAGATGCGGCGCAAAGCCTGGCGGAACGGGTGCTGAACCAGATGACGCAACACGCAAGATCAATCTCCATCGAGATGCCCGGCGAACTTTTGATCGCACCACGGGCAGCCATCACCCTCGCGCAGACCGGAACCAGCTTCGACGGCACCTATGAGGTCTCGAGCATCGAGCGGCGGATTTCATTCCGGCATGGCTTTTCACAGAGCGTGCAGGCTAGGAGCATAGGATGGACAGCTTCCTGAACCTGGTCAAGGCCGAGGCAGCCCGACTTGACCAGGGAACCGCTCAACCGCGGCTTGGCGTTGTCGCTTCGGTCGATTCAACAACGTATACCGCCCGAGTAACGATACAGCCGGAGGGAGTGCTTTCCGGTTGGCTCCCCATCGCAGCTTCCTGGGTAGGAGCGGGTTGGGGATTAGCGTGCCCCCCCTCGCCAGGCGACCAGGTGCTGGTTTTGTGGCAAGAGGGCGAGGCGGAGCATGGCATTATTGTTGGGCGGCTTTGGTCTAGCCAGGCAGCTGTTCCGGATGCTCCCAGTGGGGAGTTCTGGCTCGTTCACAAGTCGGGCAGCTTTCTGAAGCTGGAGAACGACGGATCGATTTCGAGCAGCGCAGCAACATGGACACATCAGGGCAATCTTCGCGTAAGCGGAGATGTCTATGACAGCCATGGCGCCTTGTCGGGGTTGCGCGGCCACTACGACAGCCACGTGCATCCTCCCTCGTCCACTCCCCCCATGCCGATCGATTGACGGATAATGTCATGCCGGACGCTAGCTTGCTTTGGGACACCGACTTCTCCGCCGGCCCGACGGGCGACCTCGCGACCGTATCGGGCACTGATCTGGGCCAGCAGCGCGTTCTACGTCGTTTGCTGACAAATCCGGGCGATTATATCTGGCAGCCAAGTTATGGCGCTGGGCTGGGGCAGCTCGTGGGGCAGCCGATTGATGTGCTGTCAATTACCTCTCTGATTAGAAGTCAGATTTTCCAGGAGAGCTGTGTGACGAGGACTCCAGAACCCGTCGTTGATGTGTCCAGTGATGGGAGCGGCGCCGTGTTTGTGGACATCCGCTACATCGATAATGATACTGGATCAACGCAACTCCTTTCCTTTTCAGTGAGTGCATGAGATGCAGCTACCGCTGATTACCTTCACCGTGCTGCTCCAGCGCATGGCTGCGACATTGCAAGGCTCAGCCACGAGCCTTGTTGATCTCTCAGTCGGCAGCGTTCTTAGAGCTTCGCTGGAAGCCTCAGCGTCCGTCGCACTCTGGATGCAGTGGCTGATCCTGCAGGTTCTTGCCGTGACTAGGGCGGCCACGAGCACGGCAGCGGATCTCGACAGCTGGATGGCTGATTTCTCACTCGTGCGCCTGCCTGGTTCTCCCGCATCAGGCATCGTGACCTTCGGCCGCTACACGCCAGGCGTTCAGGCCTCTATTGCATCCGGCTCGATCGTACGGACGAACGACGGCACACAGAGCTTCACGGTTGTGTCGCAACCATCAAGTCCGGCGTGGAACGGGAACAGTGGATATACCCTAGCTGCTTCTGACATTAGCCTCGATCTTCCTGTTGTAGCCTTATCCCCAGGGGCGGCCGGTAATGTTCAAGCCGGCGCGATCGGTCTTCTTGCGGTTCCGCTCGCGGGCATTGACACTGTTGTCAATGCGGCTGCTTTTGCCGGCGGCCTAGATTCCGAGACCGATACCGCGCTTCGCGGCCGGTTTCAGGCCTATATCAATAGCCGATCACTCGCGACACCCCAGGCTATCAGCTTCGCCATCTCGTCCGTGCGTCAGGGACTGCGGTTTGCAGTTCTTGAGAACGTCAATCAGGCCGGAGACGCCGCACCGGGGAACTTCACGGTGATCGTGGACGACGGGACTGGAATGCTGACAAGCGAATTGGCAGCCTCAGTGGCGGCAGCCGTAGAAGCGGTTAGGCCGATTGGTTCAACCTACTCTGTAACCCCCCCGTCTTTGATTTACGTTGACGTCCAAATGACACTGCAGACAAGTAACGTTGCAACACATCAAGCCGTGGCGGCGCTTGTGCAGTCATCGGTCGTTTCCTGGATTGCCGCCCTGCCCATCGCCGGCACCCTGGCCGTGTCAAAGCTCGAAGCAATTGCGCATAGTTGCGATCCTTCTGTCACCAGCGTGACCGGGACAACCATAAATCAGGCGACGCTGGACGTGACTGCTCCGGAGAATGGGGTATTTCAGCCTGTCATCGTGTCGGTCTCCTGACATGGTTGGCGATATTCAGGACATGACGGCGCGCCTCCGACTGGTTTTGCCCTCTCGGTGGTTCTCGGATACTGCTCCTTTGCGGGATGCGTTTCTCGGTGCACTCGGAACCGCCTGGTCGGCCATCTATGATCTCATCGTTACCGTGAGGGCTCAAACCCGACTGAGCACCGCGAGTGGAAGCTTTCTTGATCAAGCAGCCGCGGACTTTTTTGGCAGTGCCCTTTTACGCCGGGCCGCAGAGTCGGACACCTCGTTTTTTGGTCGGGTAGAACAAGAACTGCTTCGCCCGAGGGCCACAAGAAGCGCACTCGACCTTGTGCTCACTGAGCTGACCGGACGATCGCCGGTTCTGTTTGAGCCGGCCAGACCGGAAGACACGGGTGGATACTCCACATACGGACTTGGGTATTGCGTCGCTGGCGCTTGGGGCAGTTTGGAACTCCCCTTTCAGGTCTTTGTCACCGCCTATCGACCACGCGGTGGCGGCATTGCAGCATTTGCAGGATACGGGACAGCAGGAACACCGGCTTACGGCAATCTCGACATCGTCTCGAGTGAAGTCAGCGATAGTGATATCATTTCGGCCACAACAGGA